GAGTGTAGTTTTCACCGGGTCTGTACGCCGCATACGCGGCCTCAAGCAGTTCTCTGTCTGATGTGTTCATTTCGGTTCCTCCGCAAGTCCGCGCCAAGGAAGTTGACTATCAATCGGCATTGATGTAGCTGCGGCAATGCGAACACTTTCTGCCCCGATATGCCAGTGCGCCCCATCCCAACGTCTATACCAAGGCAAAGTGTCAGTGTCTCTAACCTGATACACCCCCACCCTGACAGGCTTGACGTTGGCGGGGAACCACGGGGTGAGTTTCATGTCTTCCTCCTAATCCACCGCCACAGCGGCAACAGCGTCAATCCGTTGGCGAAGCCGCGCAGAAAGGCGCGGAGTTTCATGGTTGGGCCTCCGCTTTCGCGATGGCTGCGCGGGCTTTGGCAAGACGCTCGCGTTCGGTGTAGTGATCGACGTCAACAAAGTTTTTCAACGCCTCCAGCAGTTCCGGCGCACACGCGATCAAGCGGGCGTCTGCCCAGCATTGCTCATCGCCCTCGGCATCAAGCATCCAGTTAAACGCCTGAGCGACCAGCATCGGTCCGGCGTAAACTTCGGCCCGCCCGTTGGATTGAGTTGGCTTGTTTGCCGCCCACGGCCCTGGTGTGTGCTTGCTCATGTCTTCTCTCCTTCCGCTTTGGCGATGGCGGCGCGGGCAACCTCAGCCGCATTCACTCCAAGGCTGCACCCATCGACGTAGTTCTTCAACGCCTCCAGCAGCGCATCGCGCTGGTCAACGGCGTCCATGTATTTCGTCGCCATCTTTTGCAACGCCAGTTCGCAGTCACGCAGAGCGAAGTCAAGGCCATGCAACCGGCGCAGTTCGGCTGCGGCCTCGTCGTGATGTGTTTTGCTTGCGGGGTCTGCATTAATGACATCAGCAAGAAATAGGGCTTTGGGTTGGTCAGTCATGTGCGCTCTCCTTCAGCGTTGGGTTCGGGCCGCCTATACCACTCGGTCTGTGCCACTTGCTGGCAGCAACGAGACTGTTTTGCTTCACATGGCGCAAGTTCCGCCATGCGCCGCATTGATAGCACCACTCAATATGCCCGCCGCAAATAATCCAACTGTTTCGCTCATGGCGGTGCCGTGGTTTGCTGATGGCTTCTGACTTGTCAGCCATTGTTCTTCTCCTTCAGCGCGGCCTCGATGTGCTCTACGGACCAGCCGGTTGCCTGTTCTCTCTCCTCCTCACTCAACGAGCGCCACTCGCGGCGGGGTGGGGCGGTGAAGAGCTGGGTGTAGCGGAACTCGGGATGTCGCCCAGTCGGCCAGATATAGCCAAACGGCTTCTGCTCCTGCTGCGCCAGCGCGGCGCGGAGGGCGATGATGGCGTTCTGCTTCTTGCAGTCGGGCGCATGCGGCATGTAGCTGCGTTCGTGGCAGGAAGCGCATTCGCCTGACGAATCGTGAACTCCCGCGTAACAGTTTGATAGATTCTCCAACGCCTCCAGCGCCTGCTGGGCGGCTTCGCGTAGGGGATTCATCTCACACACCCAGCGGCGCAAACACCAGCACCAGCGCCAACAGGCCCACCACAGCACCCAGGATGTACGGCCACCACGGCTCCTGCGGCGGCAGCTTGACGCCCAGTTCGTCCAGGTCCACGCACGGCTCCGCAGCCTGCGGGTAGCGGCCCTGCTGATCGCAACCCAGCGGGATGCGCGGCTCGTATCGCATGGGTTCGTGCGCTTCAGGGTGCAGCACGCGGCGGATTTCGTCTTCGGTGGTCATTCCTTTTCCCCCTTCAAATACCGCTGCAGCCGATCAATCCGCGAGCGGTGGTAAGCGCACATCGCGTCCGCGTATTCCGCAGCGGACTCTGCGGCCAGCAACTGCCGGCGGGCCTCGTCCAGCTCACGCGCCGCCAGAACCTCGGGCGACGCGGGGCGGAACATTCCCGTCAGTGATTGGCGCCACCAGTTCATACGCCCTCCTTCGCCCGGCGCTCGTAGGCCAAGATGTCGCTCATCCGATACCTGATGCGCGGCCGCTCACCGTCACCGAGGCGCAGGTAAGCCGGCCCGCTGTTGTTGACCCGCCACTGGCTGAGCGTGTGCAGGCTCAGGCCCCAGCGGATGGCAAGTTGCGCGGGTGTGATCAGGTGCTGATCGGGGGGTTGGCTGGCGGCGCTCACAACGCACCCCCTTCCGCCTCGGGCGCAGGCGCCTGCTCGGCGCGGATCTCCTCCGCGCGGCGCTTGGCTGCGGCAATGATGCGGTCACGGTCAGCGCCTTTCGGGACGCGGCGCATGTCGGCGCGGAGCATCTCGAGCCCCTCCAGCGTGCTGGCAAGCTCAATTGACTCCAGCAATTCGTCAACGTCAATCAGACCCTCTGGGGGCTCAGGCGGTGCGGGCGGTGCGGGCGGCGCGACCTCGTCCACAGTGCCCATGTCACGCATGCGGACGGGTTCGCGGGGTTCCATGTCGCCGACTTCCTCGGGGGTGTAGGTGCCGACCAAAACGCCCGGAAACACGGTGCGGATGCCCTCAGAGATGCAGCGCGAGCGCAGCATCTGGCGCGGGTAGGACTTCCACGTTGGGTTGCGCGTCAGGCCGGCGTCCTGCGCCATCTTGACGGTCCACGCGATCTCAACGCTGCCGCCTGACGGGTGCGAGAACTTGCCGACGACCTTGATGTCGGTGTACTCGCCCCATTCGACCTTGCCGCCTGCGGCTTGGAAGCGGGCCAGCATGGCGTCGGCGCGCAGGGCGGGGCGGCCGTTGATGACGTGGTAGTCGCGGGCGGCGATGGCGGGGTGCAGACCCTCGGCCTGGGCGATCAGCATCAGGGCCATCGCTTGGTCGGGCGTCTTGACGCCGAACAGGCCGGACTTGGCGACCGCAAGCGCCATGCGCTCAATTTGGTCTACGGGGACAAGTGCTGTCATGGTGTTCTTTCCGGGGCGGCGTACCGCCCCTGTAGGTTAGTCGCTCAGGCCCGCGGCTTCACCCGCCGGCAGTTCCTGCTCCGGAATTCCCGCGGTTTCCACGGGCGTGCCTGCAGCCATCAGGCTGATGATGTCGTCCTGATTGGCCGGCGTCACAAGGAACGTGGGCGTGACATGGCGCAGCGCGTCGGCCGAGGTGTAGGCCCGCACCAGCCGCTCGTTGGCGTGCATGTCCGTCACGACGAAGACCTTCATCTTGCGCGTGTAGGGTCGCTTCTGCTTTTCCTGAGTCATTTTCTGCTTTCCGCGAGACGCCGCAGCGCCTCGACTTGGGTGCCGACCTCGGCAAGGAATTCCGTGACCCTGCGCTCGAGGTCGGCAACATACGCCGGGTCACGGTTGATGCGCTGGACGTGCAGTTGCAGTTCAGCAGGCATGCGGGGGTCGAAGGAAACGAAATCGCACCACTGCCGGCCAGTGATCCACATCTGGCCCTGCACCTGCGGAATGTGCTCTGCCGGCATGCCGTTCAGCAGCGTCTCAATATGCACGGCGGTGTTCCACGGGCACTTGATCTCGACCAGGCCGTCCCAGTCCACTAGGCCGTCAGGCGAGCAGCCTGCCATCAGGGTGTCATGGGCGACGAAGCCGGTTTCCTCGACGCTGATGCCGGTGACGCGCTCGTAGGCTGCACGCGCCGCAGGCTCCTGCTCTGTGCCCCAGGTCATGGCGGCGTTCTGAAAGCGCTGGATCGGCTGCTGCGTCAGGCGCTCCACGACAAGCTCCGTCAGGTAGTCGCGCTGCGCCTGCGCTGGGGCGCCGGATTTCAGCGCGGCGATGGCGTCACGGAACCGGCTGGCCGTGGCCTTGCCGATGCGGGCGGCGTACCAGTCTTCGGTGCGCTGGGTGGCGGTTTCGAGGATCATCCAAACCTCCTCAGAAATCGTCGTAGAACTCAGGCTCAGGGTCGCCTTGCTGCGAAGCGCACAACTGATCCTCAAGCCGCCGCAGCCGGTCGGCGCTGTCCCGCAGAAACCGCGACTGCAGTTCGTAGCGCGCCGCCTCGGACTGCGCACGGGTGCCGGCCAACAGGCAAGCCAGCAGCGTGTCCACGCAGACGGAATCCATGTCCTCCTCGCGCACGTTGAGCGTCGAGAACGCCGCACCCTCGCGAGCGCGGCTCACTTCGGCAAGCCACTCCTGCC